ATGATCGAGGTGGCTTGGACTGAAAGGTCCCGTAAGGCATTCGCAGAAATGAAGCATATCAATCATAATCTATATGGATACTATGTCCATACGACAAACCTTTATGAGGAGGCTCGAAAAATCTTAAAGATTAATCCGGATGCCGAGGATGCCATCACTATTACCAGTCCAGAAAGTTTTGTTCCATCTCCAGGGAAGAAGAATTGGTTGTTCACAATGTTTGAAGGAATGGATCTTCCTGAACAGTTCATTCCAAAAGTAGCTGAGGCTGACTATTTGCTTGTGCCTTCTACATGGGCAGGAGGCGTATTTCGGAAAGTGTTTAAGAAAATGCCAATCCATGTTGTTCATCATGGCGTCAGGCCGGAATTTACTTACAAGAAGAGGACGTTGCCAAGGAAAGGAGAGAAGTTTCGGTACCTATGGGTTGGGGCCATGAATAACAGAAAAGGATATGAGGAAATTGAGTTTGCTTGGGAACAGACAGGATTGTACAAGAATCCTAATGTTGAGTTGTTGTATAAGACAGTGAACATGCCTGGATTGTACAAGAATAAGGATTTCATTCAGGTATCTGAGAATATAACAATAGACAATAGAGATCTTCCTATCGAGGAATTAGTAAAGGTATATCATTCGGCTCATTGTTTCCTCTTCCCGTCTAGAGGAGAGGGTTTTGGTCTTACTCTTGCTGAAGCAATGAGAACTGGTTTGCCTTGCGTAGCGACAAGCTATTCAGGGATGCTTGATTATTTCGATTCTGCAGTTGGCTATCCTTGTGATTATTTCGTTGCAAGTGCTCAATTTCATTTTCCAAGGATACAGGATGATCCTTTGATAGTCGAGTCCAGAGTTGGAATGTGTGATGTAGGGGATCTTGCAGGATGGATGTTACACATACCACAGAATTATGATGAAGCAATAAAAAAGGGAAAGATAGCATCGGATAGAATTTCCAAGTGGTTCAATTGGCCCAATTCAGCCAAGCAATTGGTTTCTGTTTTGGAATATGAAATAAACAAAAGACGGGAACAGGAGGAAAAAGAATGACTCTCATAACAAAAACCGATCTGAAGTATGAACTTGATATCAAGGACCCAAAAAATGATGAGGTTCTAGAGCTTCTGGCTCTTGGGGTTCTAAATACTTTCGAAGGTTTGACGGATCGGACATTTGAGTCTCAGACATTCACAGAATACCATTCTTGTGACCGTTATCAGAAATCGATCTTTTTAAAGCAGCGTCCAGTAACTTCTATTACTTCTGTGCATGATGATCCTGACTGGGTATACGGTGCGGATTCTCTGGTTTCAGATACGGAATACACATTTTCTGCCGATTCTGGGATTCTTTATAGTTCTGGATTTTGGGGTAGTGGCAGAAAAAATATCAAAGTTGTTTATGTGGCTGGATATACCGAGTTGCCGACAAGAATACTGAGAGTCCTTTGTCAACAAGGAGCCCATTGGTTCAGGCTCATCAAGGAAGGCCGTTGGGACCTGTCCTCGATAGCAATGCCAGAAGGTTCTGGTACTATGTCTTTTAAAAATGTGGATCGAGGACTGCTGCCTCAGTTCATGCTTTTGGCTGAGTTGGAGGCAAGATGATTGATGTAGATATAAAGACCAAAGAGTTGGATGCTCTTGTGATTGGTCTCAAGAGAAATGCAGCGGAGCGTTCGATGAAGGTCGAGAAGGCTCTTGGAGATTCATTAAAGATCACTGAGCGATTTATCCAGACGCATCTCCGAGGAGGAAATCCTCTGCATGTTCAGTCTGGAGCGTTGAAATCTTCAATTGCTAGTGAGATCCGAAAGATGGGAAAGACATATCATGGAAGGGTCGGAGCGATTGGTCCTGGCTCAGGCGTAGCTAGGGGACCTGGGTTCTATGGAAGAGTATTGGAGTTCGGAGCCCAAACTCCGGGAAACATAATCAAACCAAAACCATCAAACAAAAGAGGATTGTTGGCTTGGCGATCAAAGTACGGATTTGTAAAATCCAAGAAGGCTGGTCCCTTGTTTGGAGGATATCGCCTTCGGAGAACAAAGAACAAGGGTCATTGGATTTTTGCAAAGCAGGTACATATGCCGCCAAAGCCTTGGCTTGCCCCAAGTCTGGAAGAGGCTCGTCCTCATATATTCCGGATTTTGAAAAAGGCGAGTGTGGCCATAACCCTTAGACGTGGAGGGTCGAACAGGTGAACGAACTGAAAACAATAGCCGAGACGTTAAGAGATTTGTTAAGATCTCAAATTGACGGAACATCTGATTACAATTTTCGGTTGAATGAGGATCAGATCGTTTGCAACTCCGTACCAATGCCACAGATGGACAAGTTCCCTTACATCTTTTTGGCTAAGTGGGTGGAATCTGTTGATCAGTCAGTCCTTGCAGCTGAGTATCTGGTCAACATAGAGATCACTCTTCTTGGCGTGGTTAAGGATGCCGATGATGCGATGGGTGAGGTCGCAAAGTTGCAGAGCGATATCGACGCCGCAATTCGGACAGACCCCTTCCTTACCAAAGACGGTTCTGAATTGGTGTATGGGACGAGTTTCACTAGCACCTGTATTTCGGAGGAAGAGTTCGGCTTCTGCGAAGGCAAGTTCACAGCGAAGTACCACAAGACATAAAACATAGGAGAAAAGGAGCATGGGATATTTCAGAGGCAAGGATGGTGTCGTCAGTGTGGCTTCCAATGCGGTAGCTCAGCTATCTGATTGGACTCTCAACATTGAGGGCACTGCCATTGATGTAACAGTGATCGGGAATGACTGGAAGCAGACAGTCCAGGGTTCTCGGGGATGGAATGCCTCTGTCAACGGTTTTATTGACATGTCAGACACCAATGGGCAAAGAGACATGATCAATAACATCATCAGTGATGCTGAGGACGGAACCGTTGACAGCTCTGTGCGTTTTGAAGCCCAAGAAAATGCTGGCACTGCGGATGGTTATTTTTATGGGTCGGCCGTGATCACTGCCATTTCCGTCAACAATCCAGGAAATGATGATGTCATCCGTGTGAGCATGACGCTCACTGGGCATGGTCAGCTTTATTGGACGGCCCCAACGTAGTTCACAAACTGTGAGGTCCCTTCCCATCTATCTCTCTTTCTTGGGAGGGACCTCCAACTTAGGAGGTAGAAAAACTATGAGAGTTAGAATGTCGGAGGAACCCAAGACGTTCCGTGCTTTCAGCATTATGGGATCGTGGTCTTGGGGTTACGGAACAACCAATGGGAAAAAAGGATGGTCTCCATGGCCCGGGATTCCTTACCTGGTATTGGATGAGGGTTCGGTACTGAACGATTTCGAAGTGGATCTGGTTCCATTTCCCTATTCGGAACTTCCGAGTCAGAGGGAGATTGCTAAGTTTTCGGATGTTCAGAGAACCCAGTTTATGTATTGTGTAAAGGGATGGCGTGGTGTCCAGGATGAAAATGGGAATGATGTCAAGTTTTCCGAAGAGAACAAGCTCAAATTGTTCAACGACAGCCAGCCGTTCAGGACTTTTGTTTTGGCTAGGATCGATGAATTGTCAGGGTCGGAGATTACAATCCTAAAAAACTAATAGACGTCGCAGAGTGGGAAGGAAATGATCAGAATCTCAAATGTACTGAGTGTGATCGTTTGGAGAAGAAGGGGAAGAGGCCACGCTGCGACAAGTGCAAAATGCCAGTGTTACTTTCAGAAAGTCTTGAAGCATATTACATTTCCAGAGAGGCTCTTGCAGGGACATTCGATGGAATGGGAGCATTAAAACTTGAAGTGCTTAAGGTGCTTTTGGAGGCCAATGGATTTAGGCCTGGTACGGTTGATTATAAAATACTCTTCCGTCGTTGTTACTATTATCTGCACAAGTATCTTGTCACAACTAGGAAGAAAGATTCGTATGATAATATTGGTGAAGGAAGAACTGTTCTAGGTGGAGGAAAAGCCCCACCACGTCGGGGAGGCAGAGGGAGATTGACAGGTGGCAGACAGGTACGAAGTAGCAGTAAATCTCGTAATAAAAGATAATGGTACAGTTACTCTAGAGAGGATTGGTTCTAGTACCGAAAAACTCAATAGGAAGTTTAAATCGGCACAAGTTGGAGCTAATCAATTTAGAGGCAGTATGCTTGGTCTGAACAACACATCGAAGACTCTTATCAGGAATCTCGGAGCGATGGCTGGGATTACTGGTGGGGTTATGTTGTTTAGAGGTGCTATCAAGGGAGCAATAGAGTTTGAAAAGCAGCTCAAAGAGGTTGAATCTCTTTTAGATCAGGAACTTGTTCCGATGATGGGGACGTTTCGAAAGGGTATTCTTGATCTTGCAAAGTCGTATGGGGAGGGAACGGCATCTCTAACTAAAGGACTTTATGATATTATTTCTGCCAGTATTCCTGCAGAAAAAGCTCTTGGCGTTCTTGAGGAGGCTACAAAGGCAGGAAAAGCTGGTTTGTCTTCAACTGCTGCTGCTGCAGATGTTCTTACGACTGTTATAAATTCCTATGGAATGAGCGCGGACGATGCTTCTGATGTAAGTGATACACTCTTTACTACTGTCAAGTATGGAAAAACAACTTTCGATGCTCTGGCTCATACCGTGGGCCGTATTGCCTCTACAGCAGCAGCTGCTGGTATTTCTTTCGAAGAGGTTGGAGCTGCTCTAGCTACGATGACCCGTGCTGGATTGAGTACGGATGAGGCTGTCGTGGCTTTGAACCAAACTCTGCTTACTTTTCTTTCTCCTACAAAAGATGCTGTTGAAGCTGCAAAGAAGCATGGATTGGCTCTCAATGCAGAAACGCTCCAAACCAAGGGATTGATTGGCACTATGGCTGAATTGAAAGGAATCACAGCCGAGCAGTCAGCCGAGATCTTTACGAATATACGGGCTATGCGTGGTGCTATCATGTTGATCAATGATACGGAGGGAGCGCAACGAGACTTAGAAAATCAGATGAACAATCTAGGATCGACACAAAAAGCTCTTGCCACTAATATGAGTACTGTTGATCAAAAGATAAAAGAATACAAAGCCTCATGGGATGCTTTGGTAAAGAGTGGCAGTGAGCATTGGTTGCCTTTCCTTGGTGATACATTTGAATTGCTTACTGGTATTAATGAAGCAATAGCTTCTCTCCCAGAGAAGATGCCAATGCCAGAAGGTAAAGAAATGTTTGATAAGGAGTTTAGGGATTGGTGGGCCAAACTTTGGGAAGAGAAAGGAGTTTATACGCCTCCGGAGATCAAACCCCGGACTCTTGGTGAGACTCAGGCTGGAATAATGAGAGGGCTTCCAGAAGGGATGCCTATGCCGGAGGGTTATGAACGTCGGGTTCTGTCATATCCTACATATCAGCCCGAGTCCTATTGGCAAAAACAAGATGAGTCTTTTAGTAAGAAAATAAGTGAAAAGAGAGCCAAAGAGATAGCTGAGTTAAAGGCTCTTGGAAAGGAGATGAAAGAGGACATTGATCTTGCAACTCAGCTGGTAGAGGTTGAGGAGCGGTCTGATTATATGAGGAGGAAACGCTCTGGTACATTTGAAGCAGATTTGGTAAGAAGTCGTATAGAACTTCAAGAAGATGGTTTGCGCAAGATAGCTCAATTGTTGGAGGTTGAGTTGGATCTTGTGGATAAATCTGTTGAGAATAGGAATTTGACATACGAAGAGGGAGAGCAGAAAAAACTTGCAATGGAGGCTGAGTATCGTCAGAAATCGATAGATTTTATGATTAGCAACAATAATGAGAGATTGGCTGAAATAAGAGAAGCCAGATCTTTGGAGATAGAACTTGAGAATAAATTGGCAGAGGGGAAGTTGGCTGTTCTTGAAGATTCCTATGAGAAGGGACTTATCAAGGAAAAGGAATATATAGAACAGAAACAAGCCATTGTTTCTGCTTCGTTTCAGCGACAAATAGACGAACTGAGGAGACAGTTGTCGGAAGAAGGTCTGTCGTTGACCGAAGCAAATATTATCGAATTCAGAATTGCAATTCTTGAAGAGGAACAAAAGCAAGCTATTGCTGATGTTGATAGAACTGTTGGCGAGATGGAGGAAATAGCCGAGGAAGGATCTCGTACCATAACAAGATCAATGAGTAGTTTTGTCGATTCTGCTATCACTGATTTCGATAACATGGGTGATGCGTTTGCGCAGACTATTCAGGGGATGTTGAGTGATCTTTCACAGCTTGCTATGCAAAAGGCAATTTGGGAACCGGTAGGCGATTGGATGTCTGATCTGTTCGGTTCTGGATTGAGTTCTTTGGGTGGAGGTGGTGATTGGGGAGTCGAGGGTGTCATGCCAGACGTGGACTTACAGGTTCAGAGTGGGGGACACATTCCCGGTTCCGGCTCTGGAGACATTGTGCCCGCAATGCTTGAGCCCGGAGAGTATGTCATACCCAAGAAGAGAGTGCAGCAACTTGGTGTTGGATATTTGGAAGGCTTACGTCGTGGTTATCAAGAGGGTGGGATTGTAGGCAGCGAGCCGTTTCGTGTAAGTCCCTTTGCCGTGTATAATCCAAATACGGGTTTTCTTACGATAGGAGGTGGGACAGATTTCAAGGGTGCGGTCTACAGTCCTGAATGGTACACCAAGGCGATGTGGGACCCCTCCATTTCAGGTACGTGGCAAATATGGAATATGGGTATCAAGCAGCCTTTCCAGAGGAGAGAACCCGCTCCACCGACTCCACCGACGCCTGGCCCACCGACACCACCTCCGCCAGGTCCGGAACCTCCATTGCCTATACCCGAGGAACCACAACCACCACCACCACCAACTGTGGATCCAAATATTCCTCCACCAGAAGAACCAATTCCGGATTGGCTTCTTCCACAAGATGAAGCTGCCAGAAACAATCTTCCTGCTTGGGCTCAATCTCTATACGATATATTTGGGTACTCACCACAGACCGGAGTGCCTTCTCCCTTTATAGAGCCGAAGGGCACTATCAACCGATGGAAAATGCCAGCTATTACACAACCGATTCAGGATCTTCTAAACCAGTTTGGGTTCCAGGCAAGTCCTCTAATTGGTATACCATATGATTATTTTGGTACTTATGGTGCATGGGCAGAGCCTCTGTTTGCTCTGTCTATGATTACGGGTCTAAAGTCTCCTTATTTGACAGCAATTCCGGACATAGCGCAACTTCTTACGTCGGGCTTTCCTGGGGTGATTGAGGAGGTGCCTGCAGCGAAAATGTCGAAGGAGAAGTTGGCTGAAAAGTTGCATGGGATGGTCAGCAACCATCAGAACATCTTAGAATCCAATGCCTATGGTGGTGAGCTGCTTGCGGATATGCTCGAGGGCCTTTACTACAGTCTCGGCACCAGGGGGACTCTGGCTGTGGAGAATCCAAGCATTTCTTCACAGGCATTTGACCGGATGGCAGATCTTTACAGGAATTATTACGATGCGTACATGGATAGTAGTGAGGGTTTCGCGTCTTCTTTTAGTATGAAGCAAAAGCATGCTGGGTATATTTACGCCAGAGGGTATTATGACTATGTTGTTGCTGAGATGATGAGGAGCCTGTCTGATCTTGGTCCTTTCAAAGTGGGCGATCGCCCTGCATGGGTTGGGGCTCACTATCTCGAAGGTCCTGCATCTCCTGGTGCTTGGTTTCCCACGGACTTTATGAGTTGGATGAAGCAGACAGGAGCCTATGATCCCTTCAAGCCTTTTCCCAACAAGACCGAAGACCAGTATACTGTATCTGATTGGTTGATGTTGGGAACTTTCAAAGACGCTTTTCCAGAGTGGAGAAAATATCGACAGGGAGGTGTGGTTGGTCTTCTAGAGCCAGGAGAAACAGTGCTTCCCAAAAAATATCATCAAGGAGGAATAGTGGGCCAAGAGGGAGCGGGTGGTGTGTCGATATCTCCAAGGGTGACTATCAACATAAACAACCAGACGGGCATACCCATAGAAGCTGAAGAAGAGTTTTCTATGTCTGATTTTGAAGGAGTTGTGAAGTCCATTGTGATCAAGGCCAATTCGAGGGATCCAAGATTTAGAAATGTGATGAGAGGGAGATAGAGAATATGGCAACATGGCCAGTTACTCTGCCAGATTGTAGCATAGGCGTTGGATATTCAGGAAGCAAGGAGAGAGAAATATTACGTACTCCTTTCAGAGCTGGATATGTGGCAACAAGACCAATACATAACCGAGCAAGGAGTATTTTTCGTTCTGTCGGTTGGTCTGCTTTGGAAGAGTCTCTGTTTACCACGTTTATGGATTTCTTCGACACGACGTCTGCATCTGGTGATACATTCACTTGGTATGACAATTCGAAGGACACTCCTGTGGCGTACACGGTAAGGTTTCTTTCTAATTCCATATCTTGGTCACTTGTGAATCCCAATATGTACAGGGTTACATTCGATCTGGAGGAAGTGTAGATGCCAAGGTCACTGACAGCGAATCAGATAGAACACAAGAATTATATTTCTGAGATTGAACCGTGGATTCTGTTAGTGGAGATTGTCATTTCACATATTAGAACTCTGGATTATGACGGCCAAACTCAAAATTTCACGGTAGGTGCGCTTGTTGTTGGTCAGACCAGTGGGGCTGTTGCGAGAATTATAGCAGATTCTGACTCCGGTTCTGCTGGTACGCTAACTCTGTACGATGTGAGAGGAGAATTTGAAGATGATGAAACCATAAAGGATAATGTGCCTGTGAGTGGTTCCTATGGAGAAGCGGTGGTGGATGGCACACTGACGGATCCTGGAGACACGACATATCGCTATGCTGCTGCTTTGGAGAATATCACATGGGATGGAGAGACATGGATTCGTAGAGCTATGGAGCCTGACACAGTGGAGTACAGTGGAGAGGGGAAGTTGCATTCTATGAATATTAGTATAGAGGCTTTAGACTTCTCTGATGCTTTCACTGACTATATCTATCGGTGTCGTGGTCTTAAGGCAGGTGAGGCAGTAACGATACGTTATGTTCACGAGGCACATCTGGCAGATGCTGCTGCTATTGAGGAGGAATATGTTATAGCAGAAACTGCTGTTGGTGATGGCGAGTTTATTGAATTGTCTCTTGTTGTTCCGGAAAGGGTGTTTGGGCTATTTCCGAAGGATGTGTATGACCAAGTCTATTGTAGATATAAGTTTGTTGATGGTGATACGTGTCAGTATGGGGGTTCGGACACTACCTGCGGCAGGCTTTTGGCTAATTGTTTAGAAAAGGACAATGTAATCAATTTCGGTGGATTTCCTGGAATACCAGGACAGGAGTTCGAGTAGATGGCTGTGCAATTCTTTGCAGGTGTTGCTCTTAGTTTATTCACGAAGTTGGGTTCCTCGTTCTTTGGTACCCTGCTCGGGGGAAAGCAGCGACGGCCTTTTGTGCCAACTATGCTTCCTGTACCGAGACCACAAATCCCTTCCATTTCTGGGCTTGGTACTGAGGGCGATGAAACTACTTTGGCTTATGCATGGGGCGGTCCCATCAATAGTGAATCGCCAGGGCTTCCAATCCCGATAGCTGGTGGGGAATGCCGGGCCGGTCTTCAGGTCATCAATACATATATTCTTGGTGGCGAGGGAGCTTATGATGTGTTGTATATCTTGTTTGGCATTTGCGAAGGCCAGGTAGAAGAGGCAGTGAAGGACGACAATCCTGAGAATATATGGATCACAAACGAAAAGAGGCTCAGTGAGGCTCAGGGAGCAGAATGGGAATCTGCAGTTGGTACCAAAGATCAGTCTGTATTGTCTTGGTTTGACAAGATTCATCAACTTAGGCAGATTAATCAAGAGATTTTTGAACCAGCAAAACTCGTCATCAATTTTGAGACTACTGGTTGGCTGAACTCGTGTGTCCGTGGTCCTGACTTCACCACCCAAGGTTCACTTCCTATAAATTCGACTGATAAAAAGTTTGGATCATACTCTGCGGGTCCTCCGTCTTCTACTTCTGATTATCTGTCTTTGGATTACACGTCAGATATCCATCTGGGAGGCGATGATTTTACTATAGATTTCTGGGGATATGCGGATTCTGCCAAATGGACAAATGCTAGCAACAGATTGTATTGTGCTTTCAAGTGGCAGAACGAGGGGGATGATACTGGGTGGGGTCTGGTGCTTAGAACAACTGCCGTTGGTGGTGGAACTATCACGGTAATGGAGGAGTTCTATCATCATTATGGAGGAGTGTCCAGGAGGATAGCAAAGAGGTCTTTGTCGATGGTTTTGAATCAAGATCAATGGTATCATTTTGCTCTTGAACGATGGAATGGTGTCATCAGGTTCTATGTGGATGGGGTTGACAAGACAGATCATGACTATCGGTATGATGAAGCAGAGGAAAGATTCACTCCTGCACCTTCTTCAAATGTGGCTTTTGCACTGTTTCGTTATATGACAACAATGCCATATTCCTGTCAGGGTTGGGCTGGAAGTATTGATGAATTTCGGTTCATGAATGGGAAGGCAATGTATAAGGGTATAGATTTCACTCCGGAGACTGCGGCATATATGCCGGGATGGACAGCCAATGATGGTCTCACCTTCTACCATTCTGCTCCAGTGCTTTCTGCTCTTGGTGAGGCTGATGAGTTCAATTTCATAGTTTCCTTTCCACAAGGTCTTTACGACAACACCGAGAACGATTACAATCATAATTGTAGGATTGTCTTGTTGTTTCGTGATGAGGATTGGGATGCTGACGAGTGGGGAAAGCTCGTTTCAGATGTTATCAAGAACCATAGCACTTGGGACAATGGGTGGAAAATTACTGCTGGCACGACGAGTCCTCATCGTGCTCATTTGAATTGGAGGATGCGTGCTCTTAAATATGATAATCGTGGAGGAGGTTCTGCTTTCACCATAGGCGAGACTATCACGGGGGGAACATCCTCCTGCTCTGCCAAGGTTTGTTACGACTACGATCTTGGTAGCAATACTGGGATTGTTTACATAGGTTGGGATGAGGACTCGGATAATTTTCAAGTAGACGAAGAAATCACTGGAGGAACATCCTCTGTAACCGCCGATGTTGATGATCCTGAATACGATCCGATAGAGACAGGGAAAGCAACTTATCTAAGGAAGAGCAAATACCAATTCAAGTTGGTCAAGAATGCTTCAAAGGATTTTCAGGGACAGAATTCTTATTCGATTCTTGAGTATATGGATGAGGTTCTGAATCGTTCTTTAAGATATCCAAACATGGCTCTTCTAGGATTGAAGTACCCGTTTGGTGGAAAACAGACGGTTACCACTGATCAGTTGGGCCCCATGTCTGTTCTTGTGAAACGTGGAACTCAGACCTTGCCTACATGGCCTTCAGGAACCACATCCCGTGACACTTCCATTCCAGCGTGGTTTTGTCTCGATTGTTTGACCAACACGAGATGGGGTCTTGGTGTTCCGATAGCGAATTTGTACCAAACGGATTTTGAATCTTGGGAGGAATTCACTGAGGGGACTGTTGGGCTTCTTAGATATGAAGGAACTCACACGTCAGCCACACCCTCCGGTACAGTATTAACGGATAGTGGAGCGTCCTGGGTGAATGACGAGCTGATAGGGAAGATAGCAAAGAATACAGAGGATGGAAGTGAGGGTGTGATCACTGACAATGACGGAACCACAGTGACAATGTCTGGTGGGTTGTCTGGTGGGAGTGATGACACATGGCAGGAAGATGATACTTATGAAATTCATGATGCTGGGTATCGTGTCAAATGGAGAGGCTTGTTGGATTCCCAGAAAGATCCTGATGAATCTCTTGATATTGTGTCCGGCATGAGTCGGGCCAGAATAATCAGACTAGGTTCGATTCGTCATGTGTCTCTAGAAAAGACCGGAAGCGCATCACATCTATTTACTGTTGGAAATATCATTGACGGTTCCTTTGCTAGGGGTGATATAAGAAAGGACCAGAGGTCGCATGGATACAAGATTTGGTACAACGATGAAGATAAGGAATATCGAAGGAAATCAGTGGTCTACTATGGTCCTGAATATAATTCAACTTCTGAACCGTTGCGTGTTCCCGAGGAGTTTGTTATAGGTTTGACCAACAAAGATCAGGCTAGAAGGATGGCTATTTTACGATATCAACTCGAGGTTTTCCCTTGTAGTCAATGCACGTTTTCTGCGGGTCTTGATGCTATCGGAATTCTTCCTGGAGACATAGCAAAGGTAATCCCTGATTCTCCTTACTCCTATGGTGGTCGTATTGTTGCAGCTAGCACTACTCAGGTGATTATCGACAGAGCGATTGACGTGTCAGGATGGGGTAGTGGCTATCCTCAGATAATCTATAGAAATTCGGATGATGGTACCATTTACACTGAGGATATTGTTATCCCTCTGGATACGTATGACAATATCTATCATCCACTTCCCCATGTGGATCCAATAGGAAATGGAGGTGGCGATACAACTCATCCCAATGAGGTAAACTTCTTCTTCGAAGGGAAGGCTTCTGGGGATAGTATTCTTCAATATGATGCTTATGCTTTCAACGCCAGTGAAGTTCGAATCTTGGTCAATGGAAACAATTTGGGATATGAGGATGCCTCCAGTGCTTGGGATCGTAAACGGACTGTTACCTTGCCTTCGGCATATCTGACATCGGGAGTGAATGTTGTCACGTTCGATAATGTGAACAACCCTCCTTCCTCGGATGTATGGGCTGTTCAGAATATCCGTCTCTTGGATCATCCAACGCATGGTGGTACCCTCCTTGAAATTGCGTCCGGCACCTGGACTGAAAATCCTGTTCTGTATGATGTTTATGCTGTTATTCATAGGGGTTTGGCTGGGAATCCCGGACCATATCCAACAGAATATAGGATTCTTGGTTGTGAGAGAACGGAAAAGATAATTCATAAGATATCTTGTATTGAATATTGTCATGACGCTTATTTTCACAAAGATTACGGAACGACGGAGTTGTAGAGAAATGGCGATTCGATGGAGAGTGAGATGTGATACAATTGCAGACTTAGCTGGGGATGACATTCAAAAACTTGTTTCCCTTGCTTCTAGTCTCAATCTTGTTCTTGAGACGAAGATTGATGGGGTATGGGTTGAGATAAAAGGGATAGAAGAACAAGAGAGGATGATCAACGCAATAAAGAGAGCAAAGGAGAAAGGCCTCCAAGTGGCTAATTATGAGAAGGAGCCAACTGTAATCAAACCGTCTTAATTACGAAAGGAGAAAAGAAATGGGAAAAGAAAACAAAGATGTGCAGGTGGAAGTTGAAGCAAAGGAGGAAGTTGAAGCAAAGGAGGAAGAGCAATCCTTGTCCCCTGAGAGAATGCATTTTCTTAACAAAGAAGCGTTAAGATTGGAAAGGAAAATTGCTGATCTTAACGCACAGATTGGAAATCTCAAACAGGCCATCGGGAATCTCAAGGGAAGTCTTGCTGTAATTCAGCAAGAATTGAAAGGAGGTTAATCGGATATGTCCAGATCCAGTGTTGTTCTGGTAGCTGGGGAGAATCAGAAGCTGTTGTTCACTGTGACAGACAAGTCCAGTGGCAATGCTGTAGACTTGTCTTCTGGGACTTCTTTTGCTTTGTCTGTTCTGGGACCTTCTGGAGAATTGTTTGCGAAAGCTGATGGGGCTTTCGAGAAGGCTGAAGCAGCAAGTGGTGTTTTAACAGTGGCTTGTGATTTCGCTACAGAAGGAAGATACAACGGAGTATTCACAATCACCTTCTCAGGAGGGACTATTAAGAAGCATCGTTTTGGGGTGGTGATAGAAGGAGCTGATTAAACCATGGACAACAAGGAAAGACCCATTCATGAACAGTGTAGTCAACATCCACTTAAATGTAAAAGCATCAATGATATACAAAAGGATATGGCAAAGATGCAAAAAGATATGCTTCGTATTTGGAATAGTATTGGTGAAAGAATAAAAACGCAGACTCTTCTTGCATTCCTTGCTATTCTGACTACTATTTATGCAGGTGCTTTTCTATTTTCTGTGGCTATGAACAGTTCTGCCATATCCAGTGCTCAATCCTATATTGATTTGTATCGGGATCGTCAACAACAGCTTCAGATTGATATAAAGGTGTTACAGACAAGAATAGAAGCATTGACAAATGAAGTACGGAGAAGCAATGGTGGTGGTAAAGATAAGTAAATGACATGAGGAGGTAAAAATATGGACCAAAGAGAAAGAGCAATACAGTTGGCAATATCCTTTCTTGGGAAACCCTATATTTGGGGAGGAGATGATCCCATCATGGGGTTTGACTGTTCAGGTCTTGTTGTTGAAATTCTTCAGTCCGTAGGGATTCTACCAAAAGGGGATTGGACAGCAGATCAGCTTCGTAAGCATTTCATTGGACGAGAAGTGTCAGATCCCTATTCAGGATGTTTGCTCTTTCGAATGTCGGAAGCTACAGAAGGAGGACCTTCTGTAGCAGTTCATGTGGAAATGTGTCTTGATACAATGTTCTGTATTGGGGTTTCTGGTGGTGGAAGGAAAGTGACATCAGTGGCAGATGCGATTAAGTATAATGCTTTTGTCAAGTTTCGTCCAATTAAAACAAGGGGACGTTTGTTGGTGTTTATGGATCCCTTCAAGGGAGTTTCGCCATGAAAGGGAAAAAGAAACCCCCATTCAAGTGTGCTTTCTGTAACAAAGAAGAATATAAAGAGCATTTGGTTGTCGTTGTTACAGAAAAGGAAGGAAAGGACCATTTCCATGTTCATGGTCCGATAAAAAACAAGGATCTTATTTTTAAGTTCATAAAGAAAATAGCTGAGGAGGCTAACATTGAAATTGAAATTGAAGACTAAAAAGGCAATAAAAGAGTATTCAGAAGATGCTAGGAAAATAATCTTCTCACACCGAAGAGCTCTTGGGGATGGATTGATGTTTACTGCGGGAGTGCGGGATTTTTGTCTTTTGTTTCCCGAGATTCGAGTAAATGTAGATTCCAACCAGCCGGCTCTTTGGGAAAACAATCCATACATCGATAGAACTCTAACATACAATGAGGAGGGAGTGGAGTTCTATCGAGTAGGATATCCGGCCATTGGTTCTTGCAACAATACAAATCTTCATTTCACACAGATGTTTCTCTTGGATATGATAGCCAATGTGGATGAGCATAAATCCCTTCCAATTCCCCTTTGGGAATTCTGTGCTGCATTTTCCAATGGGGCAGTAGGAGATCCTAATCTTGGGAGTTTGGAAAAGAATCCAGAAGGAGCTAGGGAACCATTCATATCTATGCGAGAGAAGTATGACAATTTTGGAAAGACATTTTCAAGAATGTATGGTGATATTCACCTTACAGAGGAAGAAAAGACCAGGAAAATCATTGATGGACAGTATTGGGTTATTGCTCCTGGTGGAAAACGGGATGGCACGACAAAGATTTGGGATTGGAGAAGGTTTAAAGATGTAGTGGATTATTTTGAGGGAAAGCTAAAATTCGTTTCCATAGGGAAGAGTGATCTATTGGTTGAAAAAATCCCAGGTGTCATTTCTATGGTTGATAAGTTCAATGATGATATCCGTGGCCTGTTGAGTCTGGTCCACAATGCCGATGGATGTGTTTCAGGGCCAAGTTTTCTAAATCATTTGGCAGCAGCACTCCCTCCAAAGATAGGAAATGCAAGAAAACCTTGTGTTTCAATTTGGGGAGGAAGGGAACCTGCTGGATGGTGTTGGTACACTAATCACCAAATTCTGCATACCAATGGGGTCTTTTCTTGTTGTGACACAGGAGGATGTTGGAAAGCACGAACATATCCTCTTCAAAAGGATAAGAAACATAATGACTCTTTGTGTAAGAAACCAATCCAGGTTGGAGGACGTACAATTCAACAATGTATGGATTTAATTACTTCTAAAGACGTTATTCGGGCTATTGAGCGTTATTATGAGGGGGATTTATATAAGATTACCCTCCCAGGAGCTCATGGGTCCGGAAATATGAGAAAAAAACAGTCCCCCCGGACCCTTTTAGGCCATAAAGCTCTTTTGACTACTACGACGGAAAATAGGAAGGAAATCGCCCTGTGGGGAAATCTGAATTCTAAAGGAGGCGGGGAACAGTCTTTGTGCAAAATTGCGGAGGTATTGCAAGATGCCGGATGGAAAGTTCATCTTCATCCATGGTCGACCGTCCATGAAAAGTATAGCGGAAATGGACTCCCTATCGAGGAGGGTCCTCCAAAGTCTGGGATTCCTCTTCTCTACTATGCTAACGATACTACCCGTGAGTTTACAGAAAAGGCGGAAAAGATTGTTGAACAATCGGCCGGATTGATTATTGGAATCAATTATATCAATTCTCCTTTGACGAAGTGCAATTGGCTTGGTAAAACGGATAAGCTAAAAGCAATAGTTTTTCAGAATCAAGAGAAGAAAAAGGAGTTTGATCGTGATGCAATCGGATTCGAAGACGTCGAACGACATACCCTTTTCGGAGCCATCGATCTCGAGCGATTCCTCGAAGTTTGTCCCCCGGAAAGGAAAAAAGAAGAAAGATTGGTGGTACTCAAACATTGCGTGCCAGACTATCGAAAATACGTTACCGAGGAATCCAAAGGGAAAGGGGAAAAGATTCATGTCTGGCAGAAAGGATTGGATAAAGAGAAAGACATAAAGTTTTACAAACGGCTGCTTAAGGATGTGGGAAATATCCAGTTCGAATTCATGGAGGCTCATGAAGAGCTTAGGAAGAATTTTAAGGGAGAAGAAAGGATGGTGTTTCATGAATTTGATTCGATCTCAGTGGAAGAATTTCTCGGTCGCGGACATATTTATTTGTATCGTACCTCTAATATGTGGCGTGATAATTATCCTAGAGTTGTTGCTGAGGCTCTTGCTGCTGGATTGCCCGTTCTTTCTGAACCGAGGGATGGAACAGCAGATCGAATCGTCCATGGGGATACAGGTTTCTACTGTGTGGACTATGATGGATATAAGTACGCGTTGAGGATGCTCATGCGTAAGGAGAAATATCGTCACCAAATGGGAATGTATGCGAAGGATTGGGCTCGAGAAAACTTAGATCCTAGAAAGTGGGGTGATATCATTGCAAAATTTTTCTCATAGTTCGGCAGTGCAGGGCTTTATAAAAAAGTTTGAGGTGAAGCGGTTTGCTGAAGTTGGAGTTTACAAGTGTCGGTTTCTAAAGACTGTCGTAAGAAATTCAGGTTATCTTCTGAATGAATATTGGGCCGTAGATCCTTGGAAACTTCTTCCGGATCGAAAGTTCGGTCGGATGAGTAAACTCACACAAGAAGATTGGAATGCAATGTATCTAGCAGCTTGTAAGCTGATGAGATATTTTCCTTGTCTAAAAGTTGTGAGGCTTTCATCTGACGAGGCTGCTGGTATGTTTCCTGATGGATATTTTGATATGGTCTATATTGACGCAACCCATTTCTATGAAGATACACTTTTGGATTTAAGGTCTTGGGAGCCAAAGATCAGAAAGCCGGGAGGGATCATTTCAGGACATGATTACATAACTCCAAACCGTCATCACCAAGGAGTTAAGAAAGCAGTGGATGAGGTTTATGGGGAAGAGAAAGTAATAACAGGAGTAGATGGCGTATGGCTAGTAAAGCTGTAAGAGGAATTTGGCCTAGAGAGTGGGCTGTGAAAAGACATAAGATTGATCGATTGCTGTGCGGTGCAATTGCTACTCTATATGAGAACCCAAAAGCGATAGCCGATTTGGGTTGTGGTATAGGTCTATATTGTGCTGCTTTGGATTATGGATTTAATCTGGCTCCCGTTGTTGGATTTGAAGGTTCTCTTGGAGTGGAGGATTTGCGAGTATATGATAACATAGTAGAATTTGATCTTACTGAATCGTACAATGAAGAGTATGGTACATTCGATCTCGTTCTCTGTCTAGAAGTTGGGGAGCATATTCCCGAGGAGTATGAGCAGATGTTCTTGGATAATCTTCCAAGATTTTCCAATGATCGACTGATTCTGTCTTGGGCTGTTCCAGGACAGTATAGTGCTTCAGGGCATGTGAACTGCCGTCCTAATGATTATATCATAGAGGAAATGGTCTTTAGAAGTTTTGATCTCATGAAAAGGGAGACGATGTTTCTGAGAAAACATTCCTCTATGGGTTGGTTCAGAAAATCATTGATGGTGTTTAAGAGGAGGCAATAAATGCGTAATGAATTTCTGTTAAGTCTCGTGGAAAAGAAAATCTGGGAGAAATACTTTGTTCCGGAATATGAGAGAATCTCTCTTCCGTTAAAAGTCCCAGTAAAGAAATACGTACCCATTTCCATTTGTACAAATTGTATGGGTAGAGCTGAAGATATCAAACAAACTTATGTTGAAAACATTGAAAACAATCTGGACTATCCGGCCATAGAGTTTGTTCTTTTGAACTATGGTTCCAAGGATGATCTAGATATTTGGGTTTTTAAAAACCTGATGGAATATATTAAAAGGGGGATTCTAAGCTACTATTCATTTAAATATCCTGACGGGCCAAAAAGCTATTCAATGACCCATTCCAGGAATGTCAGTTTCAAAGTAGCAAAGGGTAAAATTGTTACCAATGTGGATGCCGATCACTATACTAATAAGGGATTTGCTGTTAGGTTGAACGAACTGGCTCACCAGGTAAAGGGAACTGAGGTTGTCTTTGTCAAGTCGAAGCAGAAAAACCGTGGACGTATAGCCTTGTACAAAAAGGAGTTTGAAAGACTCGGAGGGTACAACGAGGATATTAGAGAATATGGATATGATGATCATGATCTTCTTATGAGAGCATATCTCAGTGGATTTAGGGTCTTAACATTTGGTGGAGGGTTCATGCGGATAACAGAAGATCATAGGAGACATCCAACAGATAACTATGTAGACAAGGATTGGAGATATACTCAGGCTAGGAATGCTCTCATTTCTCTTGTCGGAATAGCAGCCGGAAGGTTGGAAGCCAACCCTGGCATCCAATGGGGGAAGGCCCATTTAGTTCGAAATTTTTCCATGGAGATTGATATATGAAAAATGTAATGGTGGCCAATAGACAATCAGGAGGCCGTTATGGTCCAGAGAATATTGATATTCTTCTGAAGGCCCAGATTGAGAATTCCATAGAATGTGGGTGGAGTCCGAAAGACATTTTGCTGATTTCTAATTTCAAGTTCCAATTTATGGGAGTGAAAGCTTACAAGGCACAATTAAATGATTTCTGTCTTACGGGATCTAAGCTCTTTGGACTCAAGTGGGCTTTGGATAAGGGTCTGTTTAATCCAGGAGATGTCATCTGGACTCATGACTTGGATGCTTGGCAGAACTGCTGGTTTGATCCTCCAAAGTTCAAGGATGTTGGAATCTCTACGTATTCGAAACCAAAGTTTAATGGTGGTTCTATTTTCTGGCGTCCTGAATCCAGATATATTCTTGAGTCTGTTCTAAAAGAAATTGAAAAGGGAGCAATGAGGGAGGAGCCAACTTTAAATGTTCTTTTGAATCAACCCGAGTTCAGATGCAGAGTAACGGTTTTAAACAATACGTACAATGTTGGCTGTTCTGGTTTTGTCAAGAGAGCAGAAAGAGCCACGTTGCCCATTAGAGTATGCCATATGAATCCATTGAATCGAATAGCTTGGGATACCCATACACAGGATCGAAACAAGGTTGGGATCGTTTCTGTTGGATTGAGGTTAGAACGCTTACTGAGGAGGTATTACCCTAATTTGGCAACAGAGCCGTTGCCTAGAAAAGAAAAGAGGAGAAAAGGAAATGGTACGCAAGTGGTTAAGAAAAAGAGGAGTGGTGCTGCTGTTGCTCTTGGTTCTCCCTATCCTTATTTGTAGTAAGTGTGATAGGGAAGACCAAACTCCAGTGTTTACTGACGATTGGGTTCTTGACAATGAAGGAGGGAAATGAAAATGAAAAAGATTATAACGACATTCTTTATTCTATCATTCTTATTTGGAGCTTGTTTGCTTCCACCAGTGGGAGCTGTCAACAAGTTCTATCCAAAGACAACACTGACTGGTGGAGGTGGCCGTTCTGTAGATGGTATACACGGTGATAGGTTGCAAGATGGTGACGGTTCTATTGTTATTACCTCAGGTGGAGTTGTATGCATCTATCGTCTGAATAGCAGTTCTGGTGCGGCAGAGACTTCCGAGACTCCTTGTCCATTTGTTATTGATGTTGATACGGATGGGAGTTGTGGAGCTGATTGTCGATGGGAATTAGCTGAAGTCTACACTCCAAACAACTTTAACGATAGTATCTATTTTACAAATGGTTCATGGAACTGTGATTTAGACAATGATGGTTCTTGTTCAGATACGGATGAGGCTTCATGGGATATTGGAATAAAATATTTACAATTCGATCAGTCAACAGATGATAATGCTGACAGTCTGATCGTAAAACTTCCTGATAATTTTGATGGAACGGATGATACGGTTTCCACTGACTTGTATTGGTTCTCTGATACGAATTCTGGAGCAGTGGTATGGTGTCTTGAATTTAGAAGTGCGGATGATGGTAATGATGATGCATGGTCTGCTTGGAATACATCAGAATCATGTATCACTGATACTGTTCCTGGAACTGCTGGTTATGTTGGAATAGCATCCGATTCTTCTGTCACAAATACAGAAGTTGATTCGTGGTCTGGTGGAGATATAATTCAGATTAGAGTAAGA